AAACGCCATCATGCGCGCCTTGCACCGATCCAGAAGCCAATTCACTTCGGGCCCGCCCGCTATGCTGCTTGCCATGTACTCGCTGCCGTCCTTGGCGTAACCGATCACGACAACGCCCTCGAGATCAGCATTGAGTGCCTCTTGCAAAACGCGATCGGGCGACATGTCGAGCCGGGTGACGACGGGCAGCTTGATTACGTTGTCGGTCATATCGTTCGCCTTACTGGCTTTTGTTTCTTGCTGGTACGCTGTCGAATAGCCGCCGATGCATCCAATACTCTCGGCTTCTTTATGACCTTGCCGTCCTTGGTGACCTTGAAGGTTTTGGAGAGCTTCATCGACTTCGATTTTCCCTGATTTTTCTGCCTTCCTCTCGGAACTCAAGAAGCGTGCGATCGTATTCAGCCAACAGAAGGCCGCACCAATCTTTCAAAACGTCCAGACGCACCAAAGTATCTGCGCCCTTAAATTCCTTGGGCAAAGACAAGCCGCCTTCTACGTTTTTCCAGTCAATCGTCAGACCGTTAATCTTGGCCATCACATCACCTTCCGTGCCAGATCCATTGCCGCCCAAACCGGCGTTACCGCCATGATTGCCCAACCTGTTAAAGACGTAGCAAGTGATATTAAATCTCCATGACGGTAACTAGATAAAGCTCCAGCTGCGTTCATGCCGGTCCCTATCGCAAATATTATAGCGTGTGCGTAGTACTCACCTATTGGAAGACTCCATTATGGCTCTGCCGATGAGTTCGGGGATTTGGGGTACAACTGCGTTGCCGAGGGCGTGTATGCGGCGGCGCTCCATTGCGACGGAAAACCCATGATCATCTCGTAAGCTTCCGAGATGCGTTTCCAGTTGATACCGCGCTCTAACAGCCTGGTTGCGGCGCTCGGCTGATGGCGTTGCCTCGATGCCAAGTGAACGGAGGTACTGGAAACGTCTTTCCCGTCCCGTGCCGCGGGGCGTGGCAACAATCCATATCCGCTTACCCTCATGGGGTAATCCAACATCAAGACCGCGTAACACTCGCCATTCCGCATCATACCCGACGCTGGCCAGCGCCCCAAGAACTCTTCCCATTCCCCGATTAAGCAGCTCTGCGACGTTCTCCACGATGACGAATTTTGGTCGTAACTCGCCAACCAATCTGGCATACTCAAACCACAATCCGCTTCGCTCCCCATCAAGTCCTTCGCCTTCGACATTGGCGATTGAAACATCGGTGCACGGGAACCCTCCGCAGATGACATCGACTGCAATTCCGTCTCTGGCCAGAGTGTCGGCTGTGAGTTCTCTAACATCGTCATAGATCGGCACTCCCGGCCAATGTTTCGCCAATACCTTCTGGCAGAATGGTTCAATCTCGCAGAAGGCTACGGTTTCAAATCCGCCGGCGCGGTCCAGACCAAGGCTGAAACCGCCGATGCCGCTGAAAAGGTCGAGAACACGAAGATTCGTCATTTCGGCATCTCGCGTTCCAGCCACTTCACTATCGGAAGGCTTGGCTTGTGACTGCCGCCGTCGTTTATGAGCTTGCGGCGTTCATATTCCTCCGCCTGGTGCTTTACTCGGCGCTTTTTCCAACTCGCTTTGCCGGCTTCTGAAGGAGTCATTCGTTTTCTCCCATCAATTCCGCAAGCACGCCGGGCCCGGTTCGCGTCACCGTGAAATTTCCCCGGCCAGGATCGAAGCTCAACTTCGCAAGCGTTGGAACGCCCATGATTTCGGTGTCTTTACACTTGTCGATATTGAGATACGTTGCGCCTTCCATGTCCGGGCGCCAGACGCACCAACCGATGTCAGCCTTGTTGCCGTAGTGCGCGGTGTCTGCGCCGTCGTTAAGCGTGTACATAGCTTTGCTGCGCCGTGCTGTGCCGTCCTTTGGTGGGTGCGCAGCCGCGATCATCAGCAGCTTGTAATCGTCAGCAAGTTGCTTGAGGGCCATGATAAACTCGCCCATGTAATCCGTTTTCGACTGGCCTCTGCCGACAAGGTGATCGATCTCGTTAACTGGGTCGATGATCACGACTTCCACGCCATACGTGCGAACCGCGAACGATATGCGATCAATCATTTTATCGACTGTCATCGTGTCCCAGCGCCGGCGGCGAAGGAACCTGAATGCATCGTCAATCTCAGCATCCGCTGCTGCGATCTGATCCGATGTGAAACGATCTTCAGGGCTTGTGTTGCCATAGCGGATTTCGCTTTCGCCTTCGATGAACAGCCGGCAGGTCGCGTTCGTAGCGAGGCCGAACCTTCTCTTCAAAGGCCGTCAGAAGCGTGCGCCATCCATGCAGGCGATACAGGTTGTAAGCCATCTGCCGAAGCAGGACTGACTTGCCTGATCCGTATGGCCCAATGACCGGCATGAACGCGGGGCGAACCAATCGGAAGCCATGCTCATCCAGCATCTTAAAGCCGGTTTCATAAGCTTGCTGTGTTGGCTCTTCGGGAATGTCTGACAGACGACAAACTTCGTCGAGCCACATCGGCTTATTTTCTTCGTGCAGCCAGGTTGAAAGGCGCTCGGGCCCCATCGTGTTCAAGGCTTCTGTCGGGCCCGAGATGTCATCCGACCATTGCACCCAAGAGCACCTGGCATCATCCAATCGCATCGCCACTGCATCGCGCAACTCAGCGTCCGCGACCGGGTACGTCAACAGGATTTCGCTGTACATTCCGAACGAAGGATCAATCTCGTCGCGAACGTACATTTGTTCAACGTTTTCGATCACCGACACGTTACGGATGCCAGCAGCTTTGAGCGATTGCAGATCCTCAAATGACCGGCAGATCGTCAGCTTTAGTCTTTCAGGTTTATCGAGCATATCGGGATTCCATTGCATCGACGAGGCGGACAACGCCGCGAATGAATTTCGCTTGATCAGGCACCGGAGCTTGCAGATCGGCGGGAAACGCAATCTGCGCCAGCGGCCGTGTTGTTTCTGTCGTCAACTTGGTGCTGATCGGGTTTGCGAGAATGCACAGGGCAGCGGTTTTCCAGTCCTGGCCGTCAATCGCTGCGTTGAGCATTATTTCCAAGGTTGGCATGGTCTAAAACCTCGCCGCTTTTGGGTGGCCTTTGGGATAGCTGCCGTCTTTCGGCATGTTTGCAAAGGTCCATTTCGGGCCGTCGTCTGGGTTGTGCCGGCCGTTGCCGTAGCCACCATCGTGAACTTTGTCGAAACTGGCTGGCTTTACGAGAAAATCGAGACTCGCTTTCCAATTGCGATCATTTGCACCAGTGAGAAATGATGATCGTTCAATGTTGGCTAGTGCCTGCTTCCAGCCATCAAGGCCGTAGTCTTTCAACCGAGCTTGGATTTTCTGGCGGCGCCCTGGCGTGAACTTAGCCGCTTGCGCCAGGCCGCATTGCAGCGCCGTCTCGTTGTACAATTCGTAGGCTTTCAAAGCGTCGAGGGACTTTTGATCTGAAATAGGATCGACTACCTCTTTCTTTTCTTCTTCTTTAAGTTCTTTACCTTCTTTAGTGTGGTTAGCTGCTGGTTGGATGCTGGTTAGTTGCTGGTTAGAGATTTCTTCAATGGCCTGATACTCGCTGTATTTACATATGCTTATGATGGTTAGTTGCTGGTTAGATAATAATTCAATCATTCCTTCGTTTTCGAGCTCACAAAGGAAGGTTCGGACCCGCTGTTCGCCCCATCCCCAAGCCTCTGCAAGATGCCGCCGACCTCCCGGAAGTTGACCTCGCCCAATCGGCAGCATCTGTTTCTTGTGGCGGAATCTGCGAGGCTTCCAAGCAGCGTTAGAAATCATCCAAAGCCAGGCTTCGCGGCGGGAAAATTCGTCGCCTGAAAATAGCTCGTGCTCAAACACAGCGCGGTGCGTTTTGGTGTATCCGGTCATGACGCCACCTCGTCACAAGCGTAGACGTAGGCTGTGCCGCTAGGGTGCTTGAAGATCGGCCAGCCTTGCCGGCGGCAATCGTCCAAGAATTTATCGGAGCTTTCTGGATGGCCTGCGTCGGGCATCCAGCGTGAAATATTGTTAACAGTAATGAAGACAATGTTGCCTTCTGACTTGTTTTTGGCGGATTTCGAGTTCATATTAATCCTCGTCAGTCGATTGGCAGTCGCTGCAATTCTTTAAAGGCTCTCGGTGCTCGCACGCTGGGAGCCTTTTTCTACGCGGCTTCGAGTTGTCTTTTTCGTCGTTGAAACTCACGCTGTTTCGCGCGGTTATAAGCGCGGTATTCCGGCGACCTGTAGCGGGACCGGCCCCACTCCCTGGCACGCTCTGGATCGGCATCGCGGCACTTTACGGCCCGAACGTATTCCGGCCGGCAATCGACCTGCTCAGCGATTTCCTTGGTTGTCAGCACGCCCACGAGCGCGCGTATTTCGTCAGCCTTGGTCATAGGCTTCTCCTCGGTTTGAATACGCAAATGCACTTGGTAGTTTGACGGGACTGAAATGATTTGCCGTACTGAACGCTGCGGTCGTTATAAAAGGCGTCGTAACCCCTGGCCCAGCCCGCATCGGATCATTTCTCTCTACTTAGTCAGACATCCCGTCTTGTCTGGCAGGAGTAGCCGGGCCCCTAACTGTTACGCAGACGCGCATTCCCCTTCGTCGAGGGCGCACGCCCGGAATGACCGCTTGCGGCGCACTCGCTCGTTCATCGCGTGCAGTTGATTGGGCGTTGCGCCAGACAACTCGATTAACAGTCCCCAATGCTTTTCAGGCACGCCAATCCGAGACCATTTGTAGACGGTCGATCGGTCGGTGACCTTGTTGCCTGCATCCGCTGATGCCTGGACAATCGCGTCTGGTCCGCCGCATCGCTCAATGAGCGCACTTATCTCTTCGCTTCTTAGCATAAGAACCATAATGCGGATTATAATTACACTTTGCAACGGATTTTTTTTCACGTCCACAAATATGTAAACATATGCCATCTTGCGGGATTCTTGCTCCGCCAAAAAAACAAGCAAAAAAGTAGGACAGAGGATATGGAATGGTGGGAGCGGGTAAACCTGCTGCTTCAGACGCGGAATAAGTCTGGCGCTGACCTTGCACGGCAGGCCGGAATACAGCCAACGACCCTTTACAAATACCTTGACGGCAAGATCGAAAACCCCCGTGGCGATACGCTTAGCCGTATCGCGCGCGTTCTGAACGTGAGCGAGTTGTACTTGCGCCACGGTCAACCATCTGCGACTATTGTCGAGTTAACTCATATTCCAGTATTAAGTATTGCGTCGATGGGAAAGCTTTTGACCGGGGAAAATCCACGAATCGTATGGGACGGAAGCGCTGTTATAGGTGTGCCCCAAACAGACAATCCTGACCGGATGTTTGGTGTATTGGTGGACACCGAAAGCGGTCTCCCTGACATCGCGCCGGGCGAATTATTGATCTGTGACTTAGATGCACCAGCGACACCGGGCCGAATCATCATTGCTATCGACACTGTGAGCCAAACGGCTCACATTGGCCGCTACCGCCCCTCTGACGCTTCGGGCGATACGGCGCGATTTTCCGTCGCGCCAATCAATCAGGATTATCCTGAAGTGCATTTTTCTGAGGATCGTCCGGGCATCGTTTACGCTCGCGCAATCAAGCACATACGGCAAATCTAGCCGATACCATTCACATCCTAGTTGATTTTTTTTCCATTTTTTGATTGACGCCGCGCCCAAAGTAGATTTTAAATCCACACATCGAGACCGGCTCAAGACGCGAGACGGTCTAGATTTGAAACCCGCCTGAGTAGCGGGGCGGTTGATCGGGGGCTCAATCGTCTGGCGGGTTTCAAAACCCCAGTTTCCTCCCGATCGTCCTCCACAGGGCGACACCTTCGGCACCAGTGGACCTACCCCGGCGAGCTGGTGCCGATCTTTAACAAAGGCGATGTGCGAGATGTTTGAAACAATCGAAACCCACGACGTTGGCCCGGTCTCGATCGATGTTCGGGTTTGGTACGATCCTGCATACGGGATGAGCGCTGAGCCGCTGTCGTACAAGTTTGACGGCAAAGCATCGACACCAATGCGTGCCGGCGTCTCCAGCATCCTGGCAGATCAGATGGTCGCCTTAATCGTCGCTGACCACTACTGCGAGCTGCATCTGAATTACATGCTCACCGATGACCCAGCCTTTTCCGGCTTGGAGTTCGAAAACAATTTCCCGGTTGGTCAGCAAGAATATCAGGACATGCGGATTTAATCACATTGCCAGAAGCGAAACAGATCGTAACAGGAGAAACAGAATGAGCGAAGTTGTTGCACACACTGAACAGCCCGTTGTCCAGTCCGATGACAGTTCAACTCTGATCAGCCTGATCCACCGGGCGGCATCTGATCCGAATGTTGACATCAGCAAGATGGAACGTCTTTTCGACATGCACGAAAAGATGGAAAGCCGAAGGGCAATCGCTGCTTACAACGAAGCAATGGCAAAGGCGCAAGCTGAAATGCCTGCGATCGTTCGCAACAAAGAGAACAAGCAAACCCAATCAAGATACGCCGATATGTGGGCCATCGCTGATGAAGCTCTCCCCGTGATCCATTCGCATGGATTCGGCTTGTCTTTCTCCGAGGCGATACCGAAGAAGGAAGGCGCATATATCGGCATCGCCTGCACCGCAACGCACTCAGGCGGCCATTCCAAGGACTATCATTTTGATGTGCCGATTGATGACCGAGGGCTCAAGGGAACAGTCAACAAGACCGTGACACACGCCTATGGCTCTACGATGACATACGGGCGCCGATACGCGACGTGCGGCGTGTTTAACATCATCGTGAAGGACGGCGACACGGATGGCAACACACCACAAGACACCATCACCGAGGACCAGGCCAGCAATCTTCTGCGGTTGCTGGAAGATGATACCCAAGACATGCCAGGCTTCTGTGCGGCCTACCGAATTGACAAAATCGGAGACCTGCCATCCCGCGAGTACGACGGTGCCCTGAAACGGATTGAGAACCGCAACAGGGCGCTGGCGGAGCAAGCCAATGATTGAGCAGGGAACGCCTGAATGGCACGCTTTGCGCTGTGGCAAGGTTACGGCCAGTCGCGTTGCGGACATCATGCGGAGCGGCAAGGGCAATGCGCCTTCTGCATCTCGTGCCCGGTATATGGGCGAGTTGGCAGCAGAGCGACTGACCGGCGTTGCGCAAAAGACGTTCAAATCTGCCGACATGCAATGGGGCAATGACACCGAAGACCAAGCCCGAAGTGTCTTTGCTTTCGAGCGCGGCCTGAACGTTGAAACGATTGCATTCGTTGAGCACAGCACCATTGAGATGAGCGGCGCGTCACCAGATGGGATCATCGGCGATGATGGCCTAGTCGAGTTTAAATGCCCGGCAAGCCACACGCACATATCAACCCTGCTATCCGACAAGATCAATCCCGACTATGTGCGCCAGATGCAATGGCAGATGGCCTGCACCGGCCGGCAGTGGTGTGACTTCGCCTCATATGATCCGCGTATGCCAGCAGAGATGAGTCTTTATGTGACGCGCTTCTATCGAGACGACGCAGCAATTGCAGCGATGGAAGAAGCCGTTACCGATTTTATAATCGAGCTTGGTGACATGGTTCGTGATCTTCGCCGCAAGTACCAGATGGAGGCCGCAGCATGATCATCTGCCCTGCTTGCTCCCATGAGCATCACCCAAAAACCAAGACACGCAGCACACCGCAACATCGCCGCTTCTTCGGAATGATCAAAGCTGCACATCAAAATTGGCCGGAGCGTTACGAGTTCCAACCACGAGACGTTGCAGAGCTTCGCAAATGGCTGACGGCCAAGGCCGGATTCGTACACCGAACCGTGATCGAGCCGCCACCTGAGATCATTGCCGCGAACCCGGCAGCCAAGAAACTGGCAATGCTTTGGATGGAGCAATCAGTTACAGCGGCATCACGCGGGCATGAGCATTGCTGGATACGCCGGCACGGCGAAAACATCGTCGTATTCGTTCCGAAATCTATCAGCTTTCACGAAATGGGTCAGCAAGTGTTTGGCCTATTGAATGACGAAGTTTCGAACGTGATTGAATCGATCGTCGGGTTATCTGGTGATGAGTTGTTAGAGCGTCAAAGCGAGGTAGCGTAATGGTCTGGCGAAGCATGGATTCTTGTCCGAAGAAAAAACCCTTTGGCGTCGTCACGCAGGCGGGTCAAAGCTATATCGTTGATGTCAATGAGCGCGGCAAATTCTGTTATCGCGGCCCTTGGAAGACTGAGCACGGCAAGTATAAGGCGCGAAACGATCCGCCGATATTCTGGTGGTATGGACCGCTACCAATTTTGCCCGCTGATGTCGATCGCATATTTGCGAGGATACGTCATGCCTGATCAACCTCTAAATGTAACCAGCGTGCTCGATGCAATGCACTACCTGGCTCCACTCCCGGAAATGAATCCGGTCATGCTAGTCGAATGTATGCGAACCAATGGCTATGCTCGGAACGGATTATGAGCCGCTTGGAATTTAGCGTCAAAACAAAACAAGCGGCTTATGCCCGAAGCGGCGGACGATGCGAAAATGACGAATGCGGTTTGCTATTTGATGCGAGTAACCCGGCAGAATATGACCATGTTATTGAAGACTACTATGACGGCGGCAACTCGCTGGATAACTGCAAGGTTATTTGCAGGAGCTGCCACAAGGCCAAATCCCGAAGCCGCGCTTCCGTCATCGCCAAATCAAGACGGATTATCAAAAAAGCCGCCAACATCCGACCAAAGAAGCGCGGATTCCAAAAGCCAGACGGCTATAAATACAACTGGCAGCGCGGGCGGTATGAAAGAGCATGAACCGTGCGCACTGCGGAAACCCAATTGAAGGCAACCCGCACCACAAAGATGGCGAGCAGTTTTGCTCAACTGACTGCTTGATTGAAGGCGGAATTTGAAACACCCCCCCGCACGGGGAGGCGACTTCCTGACCCCCAACGATTGCAGGAAGGTTGGGAGGAACGCATGACATTACCCCCGCTTCACACCCTACGCGAAGCTCAAAAGCTCACACGCATTGGCATCGGCACGTTGCGCACAGCTATTGAGCGCGGTCAGTTGAGTTGCAGGCGCATTGGTGGTCGAGTGTTCGTTACGGATTCGGATCTGCAGGAGATGATTGACCGATGCCGGCACGAAGCAAGGGACCAAGGCTTTACCTCAGACGACGCAAAGGACGCGAATCAGTCTGGGTCATCAGAGACGGAACCACAGAGGAAAGCACAGGTTGCGGCCCTGGCGACAATCAAGCAGCTCAGGAAGCGCTCGCCGACTACATCGCGAGAAAATACCAGCCAATCAAGCGAGAAAGCAAGCTCGCCCGAATCCCGGTTGCAGACGTAATAAGCATCTATCTGACAGAGCACGCACCGCACACCAAAAGCTGCGAATGGCTTCTCTACACGGGCGAGCAAATAGTGATCTGGTGGGGCGACAAGACGCTTGCCGACGTCAGAGGGCAGACGTGCCGGGCCTATGCCGAGTGGAGATGCGCGCGGGGCGTATCTGGACAAACGGCCCGGCACGATCTGACAACACTGAGAGCCGCCCTGATGTACTATCACCGGGAGTATGGGCCACTTGATGCCGTTCCAGCGGTGACGCTGCCGCGCAAGTCAGATCCCCGATCGAGGTGGCTCACCCGATCGGAAGCGGCTAGGCTGCTATGGGCTGCGCGCAAACAAGAACACTTGAAGCGCTTCATCCTGATCGGGCTCTATTCCGGCACGCGGTCAGAGGCGATCCGGTTACTGCGCTGGATACCGTCGCTTGACGCCGGTTGGGTAGACTTAGACAGAGGCGTCCTGCATCGGCGTGGCGCCGGGGAACAGGACACCAGCAAGCGCAGACCGCCTGCCAAGATACACCGCCGCCTACGCCCTTTCCTGGCCCGCTGGCAGGCATCCGACCTATCCCAAGGCATTGCCCACGTCTGCCACTACAAAGCC